CTGCGTGAGAGGTGTCGTTCTTCTTGTCACGAACAACCAGTTTAACGACACCTGCGCCACCAACAACAGACAGGTCAGGAAGTTGCAGAACAGCAGCAGCTTTTAAAACTTGTGAGAGGGTATTGCTATCCAGTTGGAAGCAAACATCCTGAGTCGGAAGACTGATTTCTTTTTCAGGAGGAGAGATAATAACAGCAGGGTCAGAATAGAAATACTTACCCCGACGATTGCCTTCACGGTAGGCAAGATAACTTTCTTCTTTGAAATCCAGACCAGGATTGGTGTAGGTGCTCAGAATGTTCAGAAGTTGATTCAGGTCATACAGAGCAACATCACGAGGAAACTCTTCATCAATTTCTGCCTCAGCAAGGATGTTCTTGGCGACAGAGATGGTACGGAGTTTAGTACCCTGCTTCACAAGAATGGAATTGTTGATTCCGGCAAAATTCTTGAGGATGGTGAGGGTGTTATCAGATAGTTTCATAGATTCGCGTAGTTTCATCACTGAGGGTAGGTTTCACGTTGTGCATTTTTATCGTTGAAATGCATCAGAAGAACAGCATAGTGCAGAATCTTCATGATATCACGTCGGGCAGTGCCTTTCTTATCATAACGAGAGGCGTACTTGAGGATATTGGATCGGCAGAATGCTTCACCATCACCACAAGCTTCAATCAGATCAAGTGTCTGAATTTTGTCATTACCGGCAGAGTAATGAGCGTTGTAAGTTCCAGAAATATAATCCTGCAGTTCTTTGAGGATAGTATCCTCATCATATTTGTACCGATTAGAATCTTTAGTCATAGTGTTGTCAAAAATAGTAATGTGATCATTACCCATGGCACCTGGAATAGGTACATTGATAGTCAAATTGTGTTCGTCCTCGGGACCGTACATAGTATCGTAAAGCAAAGACCAAGAGTTTGTCATCATTATATCAAGAGAAGGTTTGAACGTCAACCGTGTCTTGATCGGGCATCTCAAAGTCAGCATCAACCTTGTCATACAGTTCAAGGAATGCCTGCTTTGTTTCATCATCAAAGCGATTGACACACACCTGAATTGCCTTTGCCTTATCACCAAAGATGCTATATGCCTTCACAATGTGAACCAGACGACGGGTACTAATAATTTCTTCAATACCACCATCGTAGAAAGTTTTACGGATGATGTCTGCCCAGTCAGCAAGTCGCTTACAGAAGTTTTCATCGTCGCAGAGCTTGTTGAGAATCTTAGTTTCAGTAGCAGTGGTAGGATACTCCTGTTCAAAGGTCACTGGGAATCGCTCAAGGAAGGCTTCATTGAGCACGTTAGTTCCAATGAATCGTCCGTCGTCTGAACCTTTACCCTTAGTGTTTGCTGTTGCGATGACGTTGAAACCTGCACTGGGTCGGACAAACTTGCCAATTTTCTTAAGAAAGACTCCATTTCCTTCAAGGATACTTTGGAGACAGAGAATTTTATTAGAGGCAAGGTCAACCTCGTCAAGGAGCAGGACAGCACCTCGTTCGAGTGCTTCAATGACTGGGCCATTGTGCCAGACGGTTGCACCATCAACAAGGCGGAAACCGCCAATGAGATCATCTTCATCAGTTTCAATAGTAATGTTTACACGGATGAGTTCTCGTCCGAGTTGAGCACACGCTTGTTCAACAGAAAACGTTTTACCGTTACCCGAGAGACCCGTGATAAACGTAGGGTAGAATACACGGGACTGAATAATTTTTTTAATATCACCAAAATTGCCAAACTTGACGAAGGAATCATCTTTTTCTGGGATGAGATTTTGAACAGCAGCAGGCATCGCTGCAGGAGCATTGTAAGAGACTTCTAGTTCTTGAACTGTCTCTTTGGTAACTTCAAGGTTCCACTTGCCACGACTTACTTTACAACCCTCTTTCTCAAGGCGGCGAGTGATGCTCTGATAGTTACAATCGTTCATAGCACACCATCCCCGAATGTCCGCAGAGGTGACTTCAGGACCATAAGAATCTTGGAGTGAAGCGATGATGGATGAAAGTTGCATGGGTGGTTTGTTTCAACATAGTAATTATACAAAAAAAGAGGGTCATATAGACCCCCTAGTGGACAGTTATTTGAGTGTCACATCACTTGGATCTGCGGAGAGACCTCTTACTTCCTTTCAAAGGGGTGGGTGGTTCCAGTTCTACAACAGGTTCTGGTGCGGGTTCAACAACTGGTT